AAGACAGACAATGATGATTGCTACTTGTCACAACTTACTAAATCATTAACTGGATCAAAGTGGACATTTTATCTGAAGATAAAAGACTTTAATGGAGTTTCAGAACATACCACAAGTAACTATATTTTCACTATTACAAATGGAAGTGGAACAGATATAAGAGCCTATATCTCTGGAATTGATGGGACTGTTAGATTGACAACACCAATAGGAACTGGAATCGGTGATTTTGCAGTTGCTCCAATTGGTACTGACTATGAATCAACACTAAAAAGAAAAGAACCATTAGTTCTTGCATTTACATTTGATTCATTAGCAACAAACATGGTGTGCTGGTATGCAGATGAACATCCAATTGAAATGGCTACATCTGGAATTAGTATTAACGGGTTTGATATTATGATTGGTTCTCCAGGTGGAGTTCATATATCATCTGATTTCTATCTTCAAGAATTCATCATGGCAGACAATGTCCATACAGATGCACAAATTGCTTCTACAAGGGAATGGTTAAAATATAGATAAATGATTCCAACTACTAAACAAGAACTTCAGAAGTTTGGAACAAGGGTTGTGAAACTTGCAAGGATCAATCTTGGTGCATCCAAAATGATTGAAGGAAAAAAACGAGTGACAAACAATTCTGGTGCTTTGTCTTCTTCTTTAGGATTTCAACTAAAGCAAAAAAGAAGTAGTGGTGGAAAGTATGCAAGTGGTTTTGATTTAGAATTCACTTCTTCAATGGATTATGCTGCATTTATGGAACAAGGTGTAAAAGGTTCTGAAAGCACAAAACCATCAGCGAAGAATTCACCATTCAAATTCAAAGGAAAGAATGTTGCAAAGGGTGTGATTATGGAGTGGATTGAAACAAAACCAATCAGATTTCGTGATTTGGGAACTGGTCAATTTAAAAGCAGAGGTAATACACCAGAACAAAAAAAATCAGCAAAGAAGACACAAGCATTTTTGATTGGTCGAGGAATAGCAACGAAGGGATTGTCAGCAAGAAACTATTTCAAAGATGCAATTGAAAAAGCTATACCAACAGATGGAAATGATGTTGCAGTTGCAATGGCAAATGATTTCATTAAGCAAATTATAAAAGAAATTAAACTGAATTAAAATGGCACTTACAATCACTATAAATGATGAGCACGTTAACTTAGCAACTGGACAAAATGTAGTTTATTTATCCACAAATTCAACTGGTGCTGGTGTCTATAATTTTAGATACTTGATGGAATTGACATATCATGTTGAAGACTCAGGTTCTCCAGTAACAAAGGAAATATCATTCACACAACAACAGAATCAAGCTGGTGATGCAGTATTCAACTTGTCTGAAATTTATAAAACAATTGTAACACCACAAATCACACCATCTACTTCTGGAGATCCAAGTGGAGGTTCACTTGGAATAAAAGGAGTGCAGAAAAGCATTCACAATTTACCAACTATAGTAAACACTGTTAGTGAATTATATACTGGTGGGTTGATTGATGACGCAAATGGATTAGAAGCTTTCAGAGGTGTGGCAAATGTGCTGACCTTGAAGTTCTATGAATACTATGCAACTACTCCAGGAGGTATTCCAGAAAAACAAACTGACGGAACTGGTGATGACACAAAATCAATTTATTTAATCTGGGGCAGAGGTCAAGAAGATGAAGGTGTCATTCTTGATTGGTTGCCATATAGATTGTTTAATGATACAAAAAAGTTTTTGTCTGGGAACTACTTCGTCAAAGATGGAAAATATCAAGTGTATTTGGGCAAAGATGACTATCATACTTTTGCCTTCTTGAATAGGTTTGACTTGTACACTTCATCTACACCAAAATTCCTGTACATTGAATACTTTGATTCCAGTGGAGTTTCACTTGGTGATTTAGCTTGTGAAAATGACTCCGCTTCTGGTGGTGCATATGATGCTACACTTGATGATGAAAGATTCTATCTTTTTTGCGGAATAGGATTGTCAAATCTTCAGAAGATTGACACAAGTGAATCACCATATACTGGAACACTTCCTGATTCTGTTACTGGTGGTCGAAGTGCAATCAAATATTATGATGTATATTTCTCTGCTAATGCATCAGGTGCTGGAACAGAATATTCTGCAACATACAGATTCAATGTGGAAACGTATTGTGACAAATATGAAGTTTCAAGACTTGCGTACATGAACAGGTTTGGTGCTTGGGAATATATTAATCTGAATAAGAAAAGAGATGATGTACTGAAAGTAAAAAAAGAGTATGTCACAAAACCATTGTTGATGCAACAAGTTGGTCTTGCTCAATTTGATAGAGATTACATAAACACTGCTTATCCTCCAGAAGTAGCAAAGCAAGGAATGATGAGTACATCAGTAGCACCAGTACAATCATTCACTTTGTTCACTGACTATTTACAAGACTTTGAAATTGAACAAATCAAGGATTTGATGATGTCACCACAGATTCACTTATTAGATGGTGAATTTGCAAAAGCACTTATTCTTGAAAATAGTGACATGAAGTTGAAAGGAGAAAAGAACAGAGGATTATACCAATATGAATTGAAGTTCAATTTTGCTAATCCTAAATATAGAACAACTTAGATGGCTACACAGATACGAGTTACCACACAAGAAGATTCAGTCAATGATTCAAGGGTTGTATTTTTGGACTTGTCTGACAGTCAACCAATGACTGCAAACTATCAGTTCAAGGATATTCAAGATTTCAAGAATAACAAAGGGAATCACACATTCAATTTTCGTATTCCTTCAACACCAAACAATGACTTGTTCTTTTGTGACTATTTTGAAGTGACACAATTTGGAAACTACAATCCAAGGATAAAAGTTGCAGCAACTATTTCAAAAGATACATTTGATGTATTTGAAGGCTATCTTCAATTGACAAATGTATTTGTGTCTAATGATGTGACACACCATTATGAATGTGTAGTGTTCAGTTCTGTTGCTACACTTGGACAAGTTCTTGATGGGATGGTATTAACGGACTATGATTGGACAGAATTCAATCACACCTTGACACCACAAAATGTTCAAGATTCCATGAATAGAGATGCAGTAGGATTGTTTGATGGTGATATTGTTTATTCTTTGTATGATTATGGAGCGCAATTTATTGGAGGTGATGCAGCAACTTCATGCACAAATCAGAATTCAAGTGGTGTTGCTACTAATCCAATAAATATAAGAAATCTTAAACCACAAATTAGAATAAAAAAAGTACTGCAAAAGATACTAAGTCAAGCTGAATTCACTTATGAATCAACATTCATTGACACAACAATGACTGATTTGTATATGGACATCAATTCTGGTGGTGAAGGGAATACAACTTTGACTGATCCTAACTACTATCGAGTTGATGTTCAAGGTCAATATAATACTGGGGGAACATTTCTTGCATCTGTGGGTGTTCACACAATTATACCAAACAATAGTTTACCACCTTCAGGTCAACCAGACTACATGAATGCTGCTGGTCAATTTGACACAACAACAGGGATCTATTCACCAAGTGGGAGTTGGAATCTATCTGCCTTTAGTGCTGGACTTCAAATTCAAAGTGTTGTTCCTTCAGCAATGCAAATGGAATATACATTTGGTTTATTCAACATCACAGACAATGTGATAACACAATGGGAAACTTCCATCCAAACACTGAACAATGGTGAAGGGCAATCCAGTGTTGGTGGATTTAGTCCACAATTCACAAACACATTTGAAAGTGGAAAACAATACAAGTTGATAGTGACAATTTTATCAACTTCAGCACCTACACAAACAGTCACAATTCTTGCATCTTCCTTCAAAAACACACCAGCTGCAGATGGATATACTGGTTTAGCACCTGGAAGTGGGAATCTAAATATCACACCATACGATGCAACAACAGAATATTCTGTGAATGCAAATCTTCCAAAAGTAAATGCACTGGATTTACTTACTTCACTTTCAAAGAAGTTTAATCTTGTTATCATTCCAGATGAACTGAATCCGACACATTTGTATATTGAACCTTATTCTGATTGGATAGAACAAGGAAACAATCTTGATTGGACATCAAAACTTGATGTTTCAAAAGATGTTCAGCTAAAACCAACTGCAAGCTTACAAGCAAAAAATTTATCTTTTACAGATTCTAAATCTGAAGACTTTATGAATTCAATGTTTCAATCTTCATCTGGTAGAATATACGGGACACAATACATTGATAATACAGAAAACGATTTTGGAAAAGACAAAGAAGAAATCAAGACTATCTTCAAACCTACAATTACAAGTCTTCTTCCAGATTCACCAATTAGACATTCTATTGCTTACAATGAAGATGGTGACAATGTTACTTGTGAACCTGGAATTAGACTTTCATTTTATTGTGGGTATGTATTGACAGATTCAGGCGAAGGTGTTCAGATTTATAGTGAAGCACCTGGATCTGCATCTTCACTTTCATTGACTTATTATGGATTATTTCAAAACTATAAAGATGCTGTAATACTTCCAGCAACAGAATGCTTGTCATTCATGGGTGAATACACTGGAGCATTAGCATCACCAATTTCCATTAATTCTGCTTATTCTGTATATTGGAGACGATTCATAAGTGAAACATATTCAACTGATGCACGCGTTTTGAATGGAACTTTTTTCCTTTCTGCTTTAGATATTCAGTCAATGAACTTCAATGACATTGTATTTGTAAAAAATGAATACTTTAGAATCAATAAGATAAACAATTATTCTTTGATTGGAAGTTCTTCTTGTCAAGTAGAATTGATAAAAGTTCAGCTGCAAAACATTATTGATGCCAATGGGAGTGATTGTTTAATTGAACCATCATACATAACTATGGAAGGGGTTGTGTCTTTTGTTAGTACTGAAACAGGTCTTCCAGCAGCAGCAACACAAGATTGTTGTGAAGCATTTGGATATTCTTGGGGACATGGTGATTGTCAGCAAGTCTTTTCTGGTGGTGGTGGCGCACCAGGTGGTGACGGAACAGAATATTCTGGTGAAGGATTAGGTCACCATCTTCCTCGAGCTACAATAAACAACACAATAAAAGGATTAAATCAAGTGGGAGGAACATTCAATAATGTGCATGGTTCTTCCAATGCAATTCATGCAAATCACTCAAGTGTAAATGGATTCTTCAATTTTATTAAAACTAATTCTGTAGGCAATTCAATCAAAGGTGATACAAATTCAATTAATTCAAATACAACAAAATCTTTTATTCAAGGGGATTCAAACATTTTGAATCCTTATGCCCTGAATTGGGATGGTGCAGTCTATGAAGTATATTTAAGACAAGAATTCAAGAATAATTCACTTGTAGGTGACTATGGAATTGCTTGTGCAAGTGGCGATTCATTTCTATCTGGAGGTGCTGACACTATTTACAATACGGTAGGAAGAAGTGGTTCTGGACATTTTGTGAAACATGGATGGACAGATGAAGAAGAAGTTATTACTATTGGTCAGAATGGATCATTCACAGATACTGGTAATTACTTGTATGATATTGGAACAAACATGTTCAGACTTGAATTTCCTTCTATGATTTCATTTGAAGTTACTATTGTAGGTCATGATAGAGGTTTGGCAGCATCAAGAAGTCAAGAATATACATTCAGAAAGTATACAGGAACAATTCTGAACACAAACAATTCAGGTGCTATAAATGTTAAGGACATGACACTTGATATACAAAAAGAAACAACAAATTTCACCAACTATACATTTACTCTTGTTCCAGCTTATACACTAACTGACAGACCTCCAGGTGGAGGTGACCTCGTATATCTGAATGATGGAGGATTTTATTTTGCAATTAGCACAAATAATGCTGACAAGCTTGGAATTGTAGATTGGACAATAGACTTCAAATACACACTTGTTGGTTTACAGAATTTAAGTAGGGCAAGTGGTCAACCTATATTCACACCAACACAAATAACTGGTTGTCTTTTGTGGGTTGATGCTGCTGATCCATCTACAATCACACATGTTTCGGGTTCTGTTTCACAATGGGATGATAAGTCTGGAAATGACTTTCATTTGACACAAAGCACTGCATCTTATGAACCAACTTATGTTTCTACACTTCCATATCAATACATGGAATTTGATGGAATCAATCAAGTTCTTGGAAACACAGATGCTGGATTGATTGGTGTGTCTGATGGAACAAATACAATGTTTGTTGTCTTTGAATCAGCAAACACCACAACTTCTTCTGCTGGTCAAACACTTGTTGGAGTAAATGAAAGAGGCAGACAATACTATGGAATGAACATCAATTCATCAACTGCTGGTGCTGGTGGAACTGCGTTCATGAATAAGTCATCACAAGACTATTCATGCAACAATTCAACCATTGCATCAACAACTAAACAAGTTGTGATAGGGACAAGGGATGGAACAGATAGATATATCTATGACCAAAATGGAGTGACAGACACAAAGACCAATTCAACAGATACTGCACAAGATATGTTTTCAATTGGTGCATCATGGGAGTCTGGAAGAACACCAGTTGCAGACTATACTGGAAAGATATATGAAGTGATTGTTTATGATGTCGTTCTTACTACAGCAGAAAGAAATCAAGTATTAAACTATTTACAAACCAAATGGAACACTTAAAAACAAAAGTAGAACTGAATGGTTCTAAAGCAAAAAAACAAAGTTTTGTTGATTTCAAAGTTTTAAACTTCACACCAATGTTTGAATATTGGCTTGGTTCGTTTCAGATTATTCCAGAAGCACTTCAGAACTTGCCACATGAAGAATACAAGAACAATAAATGTTTGACATGGTATGAAAGACAAGTGTTGAATCATGATAAAGTAATGAATGAATTCAAAAGAATATTCAGATGGCAGAAAAAATAGTTGTTGATATAGAATTTCAGACCAATGTGCAGAAGATTTCCAAAGACCTGGAATCAGTAAAAGACACACTTGTTGAAACTAATGAAAGTCTTGATGACATTGCAAAGTCTGGAAAAGGAACTGAAGGTGCACTGAAGAAAGTTGGAAAAGGTTTCAAGGGTGTTGGACTTGCCATGAAAGCAATGGGAGTTGGTCTTATAATAGAAGCATTCAAGTTCTTGAAAGACATCATGATGCAGAACCAGACTGTCATGGATGGTGTTGCTGTAGTTACTGAAACACTTGGTGTGGTATTCAATCAAGTAACAAGTGTTGTGACTGATGTTATAAATGCAGTGTCAGAATCATCTGAAGGCTTTGAAGGAATGAAAAAAGTGATTGGTGGATTGCTGACCATTGCAATCACTCCATTGAAGCTTGCATTCTATGCTATTACAAAAGCAGTTCAAGAAGGTCAATTGGCATGGGAACAATCTTTCTTTGGGGATGGTGATCCAGAAACTATTGCAAGGCTGAATGAAAAACTTGCTGAAACAGATGCAAATCTGAAAGAAGTCATCACAGATGCTGTTGATGCTGGAACACAGATTGCCACAAATATTGCTGAAGCAGTCACAGAAATTGGAAGCATTGTCACAATTGCTACTGAAGCAGCAACTGAAGGAATCAAAGAAATATCCATTGAACAAGCACTTGCAACTGGTAAAGCTTTAGCAGATGCAAAGAAGAATGAAGAACTTCTTGAAGTATTAAGAGCTAAACAACAACTTCAGAGTCAATTGGAAGCAGAACTACAGCGACAAATACGTGATGATGTCAGACTTACATTTGATGAAAGGATTGCAGCCAATGAAGAACTTGGAAGAATACTTGAAGAACAAACTGCAAAAGAAAAAGCAGTTGCAGATGAAAGAGTTAGAATTGCAGCACTTGAACTTTCAACACAAAAAGATTCAATTGAACTTCAAACCAAATACCAACAATCACTTCTTGAACAGATTGACATTGATGAAAGAATTTCTGGATTAAGGTCAGAACAACTTACAAATGAAGCGTCACTTCAACAAGAATTTTTTGACTTCCAAAAGGATCTTGCAAAAGAAAAAGAAGAACTTGCTGCACAACAACTTGATGTGATTCAGAATTCAATCAAAATGGCTGGTGAATTATTTGAAGAAGGAACTGCAGCATCAAAAGTGGCTGGTGTTGCATCAGCTACAATTGACACATGGAAAGCAGTAAACATGGCTTTAGCATCTGCACCTCCACCATTGTCATATGTGTCTGCTGCACTTTCACTTGCTACTGGACTCAAATCAATCAAGAATATTCTTGCAGTTAAAACTGAAAAACCAACAAACATTGAAACACCAAGTGGAGGGACACTTCCATCTGTTGCTGGAGTAAGTTCAGAGGCTATTGCAGACCTTTCTGGAATACCTTCAATCACAGAACAATTCAATACACAGTTTGCACAAGACATGCCACCAGTTCAAGCGTATGTAGTAGAACAACAAGTGACAGAAAGCCAACAGATAAACACAATGATTCAACAAAAAGCAACACTATAACTAAGAACCCGTAAAACAAAAATTATGACTAAAATTGTAGAACTGATTATTTCAGAAGAAGAAAAAGAAGAACAAGATGGTGTCTTTGCAATATCATTAGTAGAAGATCCAGCCATTGATGAATATTGGATTGCCTTAAACAAGCAACAAAGGGAATTGGAATTTGCAAAAGTAGATGAAGACAAAAGACTTCTGATTGCACCAGCCTTGATTCCAAACAAACAGATATTCAGACTTGATGATGATGGTTCTGATTACTATGTGTATTTCTCAAAGGACACAATCAAGAAGTGTTCTGAACTTTACATGAAAAGAAATCATCTTCAATCAGCAACACTTGAACATGATGCATCAGTTGATGGATTGTGTGTGGTTGAATCATGGGTGAAGGAATTTCCAATTGATAAGTCTGTCAAATATGGATTTGAACATTGTCCAGTAGGAACTTGGTTTGTGACTATGCGAGTTGATAATGATGAAATCTGGAACAAAGTCAAAGAAGGTGAAATTCTTGGATTCAGTATTGAAGGTTTCTTCACAGATAAACTTCAAGGATTGTCAAGTCAGTCATTGACAGAAAATGAAGGAAAACTTCAGATGGTGAAAGACTTAATAATTGAAGAAGAATCAACTTATCTTGCTGCTTATCCTTGGGATGAATGTATTGCAGACCAGATGAAGGAATATGGTAATAAAGAAACAGCAGAAAAAGTATGTGCAGCCATAAAAAACCGAACCATTGCAAATTCAGTAATACCAAAAGCCAAGTCAATCATAAGTGGCGAAAGGAAAAAAAGCTAATAACATCTATTAACTTACGGAATTACTATTCAAAAAACTAAAAATGGAAAACCTTTACAAAAAGCTGAAAGACCTTCTTGGAGTACAAGAAAAACTTTCTGAAGAAACAAGCATGATGGCAGAAGCTTATCTTGTCGACGGCACAACAATCAAAACTGATGCAGACAGATTCGAAGAAGGATCAATGGTGTTTGTTGTAGGTGAAGATGATGAAAAGATGGCGTTGCCTTCTGGAACTTATGAATTGCAAGATGGTGCAGTCATAGAAGTTGTTGATGGAGAAATTACAACACTTCGTTCACCAGAAGCATCAGAAGATGCAGTTGAAGAAGATATGAAATCTGAAGAAGTTGAAAAACCAGAAGTTGATTTGTCAAACTATATGACAAAGGCTGATGGATTTGAACTTGGCAAAATGATAACTGAAGCAATTGAATTGAAAGTTTCAGAATTAATGGAAGCACACAACACAGAACTTGAAAAGGTGAAGAAGTTATCTGCTGCCAAAACATTTAAAAATACACCAAAAGCAAAGAAGTTTGTAGAAACTAAAAAGTCTGATGGTGTTGAGTCTCGAGTATTCGCAATCTTTAACAAAAGTAAAAACAAGTAAAATGGCAAATAATAAACAATACAACTTAACAAGTCCACAGACACCTGGTGCTGCTGGCTGGACTTATGCAGGTGAATTAGCATTACCTTATGTACACGCAGCAGTTCTTTCTGCTCCAACATTACATGGTGGAAATGTTACACTATTAGATGGAGTTAGATTTCAAGCAATCATTCCAGTAATTGCAAATGGAAGTTTGATAATGGCTGCTGGATGTGACTTTGACACAACTGCAACAACAACACTTTCAGAAAGAGTTTTAGCAGTTACTGCACAAATGGTGAATCTTCAACTTTGTAAGCAATCATTCAATGATTCAGATGCACTTGCTGGTGGAACTGATTTAGCTTGGTGGCAAGGTGATGCATATTCAAATGAACAAGGTGTTCCAGATGACTTCGCTGATGCGTTAATGCTATATGTTGCAAAGCAAGTTCAAGCAGATATTGAAAACAATATTTGGATGGGTAATTCAACTGGTTCAGCATTCACTGCATTCAATGGTTTGAAATTAGCTTCTGGTGATACTGCTGGCGCAACTGCATTGACAAATGCAATTGATGTTCAAGCAACAGTAATTGCTGGTCTTCAAGAAGTAATGACTGGATTTCCAGCAGCACTTGTTGGTGACTTTGATAATACTTCAATCTATGTTAATCCAATGACAATTTCTGCATACAATCTTGCAATTGGTCAATCTGGAAATGGATATGATAATGCAGTTGCAAATGCACCACAGACCAGATTCTTAGGTTATAAATTAGTTTCTTGTCCTGGAATAGCTGCTGGTGAAGCTTGTGTTGCAGCAAAAACTAATCTATTTGTAGGAATCGGAACAACTGATTCTGACCAAATGGCTCAAGTTCTTGACATGACACCATTAGACGGATCAAACAACTGGAGATTGACAATGCGATTTGCAGTAGGAACACAAGTTGGTGTTGTTGCAGATGCAGTTTGGTTCGTATAATATCGGAATATGAAGGTGTTCTTGACTGAACATCTTCCATTCTTTAATTCTTAAATACAAAAAAAATGGCAAATTGTTTAATCAGTTCTGGGAGAGGGCATTTCTGTCAGGGACAAGTTGGTGGAATTAAAACCATCTTCCTTGCAAACTGGTATGATGCAAATAAGATTACTGGTGTGACTGTTGATGCTTCAACTGGAATAGTTTCAGCTTTAGCAGTTGCGTCAGCTTTAGACTTCTATCAGTTTGATTTAGACAGACAGACAAGTTCTTTCAACCAAACCATCACAACTGGTGGTGGTGGTGCAATAAACTACGAACAAGGACTTGATGTTCACATGTCACATGATTCACAAGAATCATGGGCAAGAATGCAGAATGTTGTTGAATCAGTTTTTCAAGTAATTATACTTGATAATAATGGAGTATATTATTTAGCTGGTGTTGATAATGGAATCAGCGTGACTGGTGGTTCATATGCACATGGGGGTGATGTAGCTTTCACAGACTATGTTGGATACATTATGCAGTTAATTGGTTCTGAACCATTTCCAGCATTCAACCTATCTACAACAAGTCCATTCACAGCATTTGCATCTGACTTGACTTTGTCTGCAACTCAATATAATACTGCACAAATATAAGTGCAAAACTTAGTTAGTTGATAAAAGGGTGGTGGTTGATTCCATCACCTTTTTTTATATCTTTGAAATTATGAAAATAAAGAAAGAATTTATTGGGCATACTATTTATAAAGGTAGAGTAAAGATTCATCTTGGTGAAGTGGTGACAGAAGCAACAATGAAAAGATTGATTCTTGAATTTCCACAATATCTGGAAGAAGACAAACCAAAAAAGAAGAAGAAAGATGCTGCACTGGATTAGGGGAAATGGAATTGAAAACATATTTTCATTAGATGTGTATAGTGAATATGGAACAACCATCACTTCACAATCTTCAGCTTCTGAAACAGTTCAATATCTTCCAAAATCCACAATGTTTATTGAAGAACCAGATACATTTTATATCAATATAGTTTCACAATTAACACAAGAAGTGACATTCTTGAAAATTGGTGAAGGAACAAATCCACCTCCAGTAAGGTCAAAGCAATTCTATTTATATATTGATGATTCTGGACTGGACAAGCACATTGATTTAGACAATGGATTGTTTGACTATTCTGTTTATTGGGGAATACGTGAT